TGGGTCCAGCATCGGTGTCGGCCTCCTGTCTGTGCGACTGCCGATGCATACTACGGCCTGGGGGCGGGGGAACGGAAGCGCCCCCTCCTCCCCGGCGTGTCTAGTTCGGCCCGGACGGTCTTGAGCACGTCCGCGGTGACCCGGGCGACGATGACCTCGATGAGATCCTCAAAGGAGACGCTCTTGTCGATGACGACCTCGGTCCATCCATCTGAAGCGTCCATGACGGTGACCCCGGCCTTGTTCAATCGCTCCAGGATCGCGTAGGCATCGTCGGAGTCGTCCCACTGCATAACCGCGATGTCTCCGTGGATCCCGCGGGAGATCACATAGTCGAGCGGGTTCTCGTCGGTCACCAGATCGGCCAGGGCGTTGAGCAGATCCTCGGACACGGCTCCGGGGTCTGACGTCACGAAGTAGGTGGGGACCTGCGCTGCGTCATCCTCGTCGATCTCGACACCCTCGACGACGTACATGGAGTCGATCTCTTCCCAGTCAAACTCCTCGGGAAGATCGGCACTGCCAATCAGTAGCAGTTTCACCGCAGTCTCCCTGGTCGGTAGTTGACCCGCTCGATCCCGGTGAGCATGCTCATCGCCAAGAAAGCGGACGCGAGGGCCAGGATGACGCCTGGGAAGAAGGGCAGGCCCATGAGGGCGCACCCGAGCGAGGAAAGCAGGAGGGCGACCACGGCCCGGAAGAATCCAATATCCGTGAAGTAGTCGATCCCGGCCACGATGAAGGAGACAGCGAAAGCCAGTAAAAGCGCCGTTGTGAGGTCCATGCACCGAGGCTATGACGCCGTAAGCCTCCGCATCAGCGCTAAATGCTGGAGGGTCCGTAGGGCAGGTAGTCGACGACCACTGGGTCAGTGGAGTCCCACAGGAGGATGCGCGAAGTAGCGCCCAGGGGAAGGTAGAGCGACAGGGTGTCGCGCAGGCGGGCCAACTTGACGCCGAGATTTGGGTACAGGCAGTTGTAGACATGTTCGCCCGACACTGCAGCAACGGTGTCTTCCTGCGTGGAGTCGGTGGTGATGAGGTCGAAGTAGGGACGGGGGATAGGTGATGTCTCCAGGATGATGGCATCCATGTAGGTCGTACCGACGCCGGAAATCTTGATCCGAACCGCCACCGTGTCCTCGGGCGCAAGTGCGCTGATCTCGCCCCGCGCCCACTCCTCGGAAGTCGGCATCGTTGCGGAGGGGATGTAGGGAGATGCGAAGGAGTCCGTGTCCGGCTCGGCGATGGTGAGTGTGTTGTCGTCGGTGTCTAAGAAGTCGAAGTCCAAAGTTATTTCGTCGCCCAGGAAGTAGCCCGCGAAGGAGAAGACCTGTCCGGCGGAGGCGGGGATGGTTTCGCTCACCGCGACAAATGCCGTCTCGTCATCCATCTTGAGCGACTTCTCCCGAAGCAGCGACTCCTCTGTGGAGGCTGTCGCCGTGCCCGAGATCGCTGTCCAGGAGTTGGGGCCCTCAAAGTTGGGATTGGTCAGAAGGTTGACTCGACTGGGGGCGCACACCACGGTGACGCTTTTGGGGTCGTGGTAGTGAGTTGGCAGCCCAGAGAACTGCAGTCGGTCGAGCACCAGCATGTCGCCCACGCTGCCTTGAAATCCGACGCGCACCTTGGCGTACGCAGCGTTGGAGGGTGCGGTGAACTGTTGTGTCTGGCGGGCCCATTCCTCATCAGCCGGGACGGTGATCCAGGATCCGACTGAGGGACTGAGCAGGGTTCCGAACTCGTCAATCCACACGACCTCAAATCTCATCTGAAGCGTGGACGCAGACTCGACCCCAAGAACATACGCAGACATGTAGTAGGTCTCATCCGCAAGTACGGGGATCGTCCTGGTCCTGTTGTCGAGCGTCCTGCCTGTGCTGAACTGGGTGGGCTCGGGCTCCGCAATCAGATCAGGCAGCGATAGTGACCCCGAGGCCGCCGTGAGGGTCACCTGCCCTAGCCCCTTACTGGCGAACTGCGACAGCGGGTAGTCGTGATCCGAGACCGGGGCCAGGTACTCCGCCCCCGAATCAAGCCGGGTGAGGGTCACGCCCTCCGCAAACCAGGAGCCCGTGCCCGACTCAAAAGAAGCGTCATCGAGCGATCGAAGCATGTTCGGACTTTCGATAACGTCTGTGGGCCATCCAGTCAAGGCCTCGGCGTACGCCTTGACTCCTAGGCTCGTTCCCTTGTTTCGATAGATAAGGCCCGAGGAACGAAACAGACGCGACGATGCCGATACGCCAATCATAAAGTTGATCGGCATTCCCACCGATCTAGCCTGCGCTTCGTGTAATCCGCGGATGGTGCCGACGGCGCGAGATCCTGAGGGGAGGATCATTGAAATCAGGGTTTGAAACTCGTCATAAGTGACGGAAACTCCACCAAGGAAGTTGAACAGGTCAGTGTTGGGCTCGGGGTGGTCGAGTGGATCTCCGGTCGAGGTCGTCATCACTCGCGGGAGATGGTCGAGGAAGAACTTGGTGGTTCCCTCATCCTTGGGTACGAGCACGGACGTAGCGGCGTCCTTCAGCCAGAGTCCCTGCTCGTCGAAGATGAAGAATGTGTAGAAAACCGTACCGGATGGCACCGACACATCGTTGCCCAGGGTTCCGTCCAGGAAATTGTCGACTCCGTCGAGAACCGAGATAATCGTGGAGTTGACTGTGCCACTAGCCACGATGACGCCCTGGCCGGGCTCTTCGGCGGCTCCGGCCTTGCCTCGGACGAGAACGTAGTCCCTACCGATCCGTGGGCCCGGGTAAATAGAGACTTCGACAATTCCGTAGTCGACTGCCTGCGCAAATATGGCGCTGGAGGCTGTCTCACGCGGTTGAATGCCGTACTTTGAGAGCCCGTACCGTGATCTTCCGTAGGTTGACATACCTAGTGCAGCCTCTGCTCAATGCTTTTGACCCTCTTGCCTAGCGCCTTGAGGGACGTATCCATCTCTTTCAACTTCTTCTCGATGTCCGTCAGCCTCTCTAGGATCTGAGAGACATCACCTACGCCCTTCCCCGCGTCGTTCTTGTACTGCTTGGTCACTTGGGTCTTCCCGACCCAGACTGGGAAGTTGGTATCGCCCCCCTCATAGTCCACCCACACCTGATCGCCAGGATTGGGAAGGACAAGGAATCCCGAAGAGACAGACGGCCAGATCCAGTCAGTCGACCCCTTTCCGGTCAGCCGAGGAATCTGGACCTTGAGGCGTCCCTTCTTGGACGGGTCTCGGTTGTCCCTGACAATGGCTCGGTCCATCAGAGGGACTCCTCGATGCCGCCCGAGACGTTGATGGTGACGTTCTCGGACAGAACAACTAGGAGTTCATCACTTCCGGCCTCAACCGTTCCTCGTCCTGCGTCATCGGGTGATGCAATGTTGAGCCGCACCACCGATACATCGTCGGCCACTGAGCCGAGCGCAGAGATGAGTGAAACGAGGTCGGACTCAAAGATCTGTGCGCCGAACGGAACCTGCGTGTAATCGAAGCGCCGCAGCAGTGTCTCTCGGATGAGGAGCGCTGCGTCACTCTGCCGTACAGCCGGGGACGCCACCACGTCGATCTCGATGAAGACGGGGATGTAGGTGGGTGCGACCACGGATACGGCCACGCCCGCAAGACGCACAGACTGAAGCCGCTCCAGGACAGCGGACTTCAGATTCGCCAACTCATCCGTCTGGATCCAGTCGACTCCGTCGAATGCAAATCCGGGACGCTCCTCAGCACTGGCCGTCGTTCGGTACGGGGCAACCGCCACGACAACAGAAGAAGGGTCGTACACAACGGCGGATGCCTTTCCGCAGCCGTCGATTCTCAGGGCGATGCTCTGATAGTCCTCCAGCGTCACGGCTCTGTTTGACGCTCGGTACGACAGCGGTGCCAGTCGACGGATGGACTCAGTCGACTCGGGGTCACTACCACCGAAGGCCGGGAGGTCATTGGTGGACGTGATGTTGCCCGCGATGACGGCGACCTCGGATGAGGACAGGTCCGGGATTGAATCCAGCGAGGTGACGGCTCCGGCGGGAACGTTTCCGAGGGCTCCCTGGGTCACAGCATACGATGCGTAGACCAAGTGAGACAGGGTGGGGACTAGCCCAGAAACACCGTCGCCAAATCGAACGATGATCGTGCCTGTGCCGGGGTCGATGATCTTGAAGACGCGGTCCGTGGGTCCGTACTGCGTGAAGTCATTCACCCGAGTCCACGGCACATAGTTGACACCGTCGAAGAGGTAGACGGCGATCGTCTCTCCCACGACCTGGGTTGCGGGGATCTCAAACTCCTGGTCGGTGGTGCCATCGGATGTGCCGAGATACTCGCCGTATCCCGCCTCACCGCGCGCAGTGATTCCCTGGGTAGCGGTCACGTCGCTGACGTCAGACGGCTCGATGGTGATTGCGAAGTCGGTCTCAAACGGGATGTTGATAGTCGAGTCTTCTGACTCAAGGTTCGCTGAGATGACGGTGCCCTGAGGGATCTCGACGGCGACTTCCGAGGAGTTGGAGATGCTCAGCACGACCTGCGAGGACCGGTAGCCCAGTGGGTTGTAGCCAAGGTCCGTCGCCAGCGCTACGACACTCTCTCGCCGAGTCGCTGTGGAAAGAGCGGACTCGTTGGCGGCTCGGTCGACGTAGTAGGACAGAAGGTCGCCGAGGTAGGCAAAGGCTTCGACCAGGGCGACGCCGAAGTCGGCGGGATCAGTGCCGGTCCACTGGGGAAGACGGCGCCTGATGCGAGCAACAAGATCCTGGCGGATCGACTCGTAGTCGCGAGAGGTGTAGTCAACCTGCACGGGGGTGGTATTAGACATCGCTCAACTCAGTTCATTCGGAAGTCGACGACTTGGGTTATCGGATCAGATACGAGATCGGGAATGCTGTACACGACCTCGATACTCACTTCCCCGTTCTCCGGATCCTCTGACGTCAGCAAGACATCTACCAATTCCAGTTCGGGAAGATGCTCAGAGAAAGCGGTAGAGGCGGCGGTGAGGATGAGTTCGGGAGCGTCCTCGACATCGTCGAACAGCGTTTCCGCCAACTCCGACCCAAAGTCGGGCCGCATGATCCGCTCGCCCAGGTAGGTGGTGATCACCATCCGGACCCGATCGGCCCAGATCTTCCGAGGGTCGCTGGTGGATGTGATACGCCCGTAGCCATCGACCCGGAACGGGAAGGAGATCGCGATCATAAGCGACATTCTCCTTGTCTAAGTGAGGCAATTCTGGTCATACGGACACCCACTGATACTTACCCACGGCTGCATCTGTTGCCCCACTCACTCTCGACGCTTTCTTAGTTACAAGTCTCGATCGACGGAGTTTCTGGCTGGACACTCCTCCAGCCTTCTCCTTACCGAAGTCGCGGGACTTTGCGACGTTGCCGGGGGGAAGGTCTGACTCGTCGAGGCTGTCCGTCGACAGGACCACCTCACACCGGTATCCACGCTCTTCGTCATTCAAGATGTGAGTCACGGATTTGACGATCCACCACCCAGACACCTGATCGGTGCGTCCCTCAACGAATACGGGGGCGTAGGGGTGCAGTGACGCGCTTCCAGATACGACGGCCTCGGCATCGATCGCCATCAGGCCGTTTTCCGCTTGGCCGCTAGACAGGATCC